TGGCTTGGTTGAAGCGTAAGGGCATACGGGCATCGCTTGTCAACAATGGCGATGACTGTGTGTTGATTATGGAGCGTAAGGATTTTGGATCTTTCTCCGATGGTTACTATGACTATTGTTTGAGTATGGGATTCAGGATGGTGGTTGAGCCAATGGTTGATGTGTTCGAGAAGATACAATTCTGTCAAACACAGCCCGTATGGACTCCCACCGGGTACATTATGGTACGCGACCACTTCTTGGCGCGTGCTAAAGACGTATCTACGCATAATCTTAATCAAGGGACTAGGAAGCAGTATGAGACTTGGATATCATCGGTAGGAGCATGCGGGCTGTCACTAACTGGCGGCATACCCGTGTTCCAATCCTTTTATTCTAGTTTAGTACGTGCGTCCAATGGTCGCGTCCCGTCATTAGCTTACGAAGACAAACACCAAGGTAAGTTCATACTAGCGAAAAACATGAGCCGTAAAGTTGAGGAAATCCATTGGCAGACCAGGTATTCTTACTGGCTGGCATTTGGAATTTTACCCGATCACCGGAAGGAGATCGAACAATATTACGACTCGTTTACCCCATTCTACACTGCAGACAATGGCATATTTTGTCGAGTGGGAGTTTGGGATGGTTCATGGGGTTGAAGGGATAGAGGATCAAAACGGTATTCCGTGCTAACCAGAATGCCGAGAGACTGCACGACTCCTGCGCAAGTCCCCTTTGATGTACAGTCCCTACGCCATAGGTATCCCATATATGGCAAAGAAAACAAAACCAACCCTGAAGCGTTCCCCAAGAGTTAAGACCCGTCCCATACGACTGGCGCGTCCCGTCCAAAAGTCCGTTGCTAAACCGAAGAAACCGTCTAATACGGTGCTCGGTGATATCGGACAGTTTGCTGGAAATACTATCAGCAAAATATTTGGCTGGGGCAGTTACACCATGCGTCAGAACTCTGTGTTCGATAAAATGACCGCAACCCAGGTGCCTTTTATGCACTCGGATAGTGAGTCTATTGTATTTCGGCACAGAGAGTATATAGCGGACATATCAAGTAGCACCACGTTCACTGCTACTACGTATAGCGTCAATCCCGGCCTAGCCACCACGTTCCCCTACCTATCCAACATTGCTCAGAATTTTCAAGAGTATGAGTTTCGTGGATTGGTATTTGAGTTTAAAAGCACTTCAGCCAATGCGTTGAATAGTACCAACACTGCCCTAGGTACCGTCTTACTCGCTGCACCCAGTAACTCGCCGGCCCATTAATCAAAAGGTACACC